CCACACACAAGCTGTTGTCTTTGCTGCTCCTCCAATTAAAGAGCTTCGCGGTGGCGTTGAAGCGGTTACGCGATATTCAGATCTTTATAAGTTAGCAATGACTTATTCATTGGGTGCTGATATCCGTAACTACGAACAGTTAGACCGTATCGACGTTATATGCGGTGTAGCAATCAACCCAGAGTTCGCGGTTCGTATTTGCTCTTAAGTGTTATCGGCTTCTTTAGGTGCTGTGTTTTTCTTCCTAAAGAAGCCTCCTTTTAAAGGAAAATTTCATGAATGAAGCCCCAGCAATTTATTTAGGACGACCGATTTCTAAATCCAATTTTCGTGCATTCGTTTATGCGCCAGACGGCTCTCAAAGCCTCGTAGAATCTTGGGAAGATTTCGAAGACAGTCTCGAATCTGGATGTTGGTTTGCCACAGCCCAAGAGGCCAAAGAATGCATCAATAAGAACGAAGAAGATAAACCCAAAGGACGACCAAAAGGCTCCAAGAAAGAACCTAAAAAAGACGAAGACAGCGAAACAAGAGCGGTCATGGAGTCTGCAAAAATTCTAGAATCAGCATTTAGCGTGCTTGATGAAGAGCTTCGAGAGACAGAAGAGGTGATGCTCCCGATGACGGATGATGTATTGCCTAAGGACTAGTCATGGCATCCACGGTGCGTGAGTTTATTTTTCAGATGTATCGGCTTATTTCTGCCTCAAATCCTACAGTGCCATTGCACGGGGATGATGAGAATCTAGCCATACGTGTAATGAATCAAATATTAAGACAATACGCAAGCACCGGTCTTATGCTCACGATTGCTAAAACTGTATCAGTGGATATCAATCTTCCTGTTAAGGAAATTTATTTTACACCTCAAGACTTTTCCACGATCGTCACCCAAACCGAAATAGTTGTGCTCACCAATACGTCGCCTAGTTTTACTGTGGTGGATGGCAGTATTTATTCTGTGGGCTATAGTGTTACGGGTAACGGTATCCCCGCATTAACGACGATTTTAACTATTGTAGGTAATACCATAACCCTAACGGCGAATGCCACATTAACAGGTCCGTCGACGTTAACATTCACGCATGATACTGCCGACCCAAATGTAGCCTACATTAAAGAAGGACGCCTTGCTAACCTAGACAGCGCATGGCTTTTATTAAGTGGCGTTACTTATCCTTTGATTGACAAAAGCCGTAATGAATTCTTAGCGGCTTGGAAATACGAACCTCTTCAAGGATTGCCAAGATTTATTATTACCTTTCCCGATACAACCATTGTGCGCGCACAACTTTATCCGGCACCCAGTCAGTTTTTCCAATTCTTTGCGCGAGGAAAGTTTCAAAAAACCATATTGACTTCAAACGACACATTGGAAGGATTGCCTGAATATTTTGAGTTGTTTCTTTTGTATGCAGTTGCAAAGTATGTCTCCAAGTTTAAGGGCAGAGCTTCGGCATGGACGCCTGATCTCGAAGAAGAATACCGTGAACTCAAAGACATTATGGAATCCTCAAGTGAGGTAAATCTATCTATTGCAGGAGATGAACAAAGCCTACTTAATGGTGCCTGGCGCACTAGGGCAGGTATTTAATGCCTGTAAATCCATACGCCGCACAAATACAAGACTTGCCCATATTTTGTTATTACGATGTGCAGCGCTTTACGCAATTTGGCGCTATGGATTGCGCCAACTGGTATGGCATTCAGGTTGAATCCGGCAAGAAGAACATGGCGCTTTACCCATCTATGGGGCGACAGCATGTGCGGTTTTTAAATGAAAATCGATTGGTGTTTAATTCACAGCCTCGAGCTGTCTATAAATCTATTAATTACATGTACGTGATTGAAGGAACGTCAGTTTATCAGTTCGACCGCTTCTTTAACAAAAAAACATTACCAATAAATGTGACCTTAGGTTCACCCATTTGGTGGGCAACACTGCCTGTGGAAGATGTGGTATATAATATGCTGACTGATGCCAATAATATCTTTGTAATTAAAGAAGATGGCACGACCGTCACCGCTGAAGTGGTTACCGATCCCAATGCTCCCGGTGGCTCCACTACCGGAGGAAAGCCTCTCTACGTCGCAGCGTTCGGTAACCGCTTCGTCGTCAGCGTTGCTGATACACCCAGTTTCTATTTAACTCAATCAAATCTGGCAGGAAATGCTGGGACTTATTTTACAATCCCAGCATTAGGCGCCGCACTCAATGGACGAGCATCCGGTGTTATCGGTCAATTTGCAGTCCTCCACCAACAACTTTATATCATGTGCGATTTCACTACTGATGTATGGGCTAATATTATTAGCCAACTTGTTGTAGGCGGATCTATCCGAGAATTCCCATGGAAACTGAACAGCTCTTATAACTTTGACTTTGGTATTGCAGATCCCAACAGCCTATCCGTAGATTTTGGCATGATGGTCTGGCTTGCCAGAAACAGTAATGGACTTGTGTCATTCATGATGAGCAATGGACAAACGCCTCAAGACATATCCTCGCAAGCCATCAATGTATTATTGGAAGGGTCGTCCCATCCTGACAGCATAAATCCTTTTATCGTAACGGAAGTGGATGGGTTTTTATACCAATACGAAAACACCATCTTTTATCGAGCCAGTGCCGGGCGATTCCGTGGATTTGGAGATTTGGATATCAATGAGGAAGCCAGCTGCATCGAATATAATTTCGAAGTCCAAAAATGGGGGCGTTGCATTGAGCTTAATGGTGAGCGAAATAGAATACAAAAACATGTTTATTTTACAACCCAACATTTAGTCACAGTTCTTGGCGATTCAGCAATTTATCAAATGGCGGGAAATATTTACCACAACGAATTAAGAAATCCAGAGCAAGCCGACCCTCAAGCCGATGATGCCTTCCTAAAGTTTCCGATGCGTTATGAGCTTGTTACGAAGCAGATTTTTCTACCTGATTATGCGGAGTTTGAAGATGAATACGTGGAAATTGACTTTGTATTTGGCAATAAGACGTTTTATAACATTTGTGCGCCATTTCTTGACACGAAGTTTATTGTGGGCGAAGACAGTACGCCAGAAAATCCCATTTATATGCTCACGGAAGACGATAAATTTATTATCGCTGAGGGATCGAATACGCCAAGTTTTGATGATAACCATTACTGCGCCTTATTCAAGCCTCATCTTGAGCTTTATTATTCTGATGATGGTGGAGAAACATTTCTGCCGGGTGACTTAAGAGAATTTAGTCCTCTAGGCCAATACCGATGGCGTATGCGTTGGTATGAACTTGGCTGCAGCAGAAATCGATGCTATCGACTCGTGTGCGTGAGCTCTGCGCCCATTGTTATTTTGGGTGGGGTGCGTAATACGCGCCGTGTGAGTGGAGGGGCGAACTGATGACTCTTGTATTGGACAGAATAGATGCAGCCCCCATCGTTAATAGTAATTTTGATGCTCAATTCTTGCAGTGGCTTTGGGTGTTGGTAGATACGTTGAATGAGAATATAGGCGATATTCAGAATGCTTTGAACCTATTAACCGCGAACAATTTGGCCTTATTGACTGAGACAGTAACATTAACGTCGGGATCTCCCTCATTCACTGTTGCGAACGGTTCTCTGTATAAAGTAGGGAATAATGTCATAGGCAATGGAATACCAGCGAACACCACCATTTTATCGATAGCAACTAATCTAATTACATTAACAAAGAATGCCACCATTAATGGGGCTTCGGCCCTTACGTTTATTCCATCAGATGGATCTATAGGTAATGGAGTTATTTTGTACGACACCACCAATAATGTTTATGTAGGCATGCAAAGCGGGTCTCTTGTTAAGTTTACCACAACGGCCTACCCATAAGGAGATTATATAATGAGCTGGTTTTCAAGTTTTATGAACCCTGGAAGAGGATATGGTGCGGCACAACAAGAACTGAATAAGTTTTATGATCAAGCCCAAGGATATCATCAACCCTATAATCAACACGGGATAAATCAGGGCAATAATTTGAGTGAGCAGATTAAATTATTGATGGATCCCGCAGCCCTTCAAGACAAATGGGCCTCAGGATATAAAGAAAGTGAGGCCGCTAAAAACATGGCAAATCTCGCCCAACAACATGGCCTTGATGCAGCATCATCCATGGGACTTATGGGTTCCAATACAGCGCTTAATGCCATTCAATCTGGAACATCAGGAATCGTAGCGCAAGACCGACAAAATTATTTAAACGATTTGATGGAAAAATATAAATTAGGGACCGGATTATCCCAAAATATGTTTAACACAGGAGCCAATGCCGCAGGACAGATGAGCAACAATGCTATGAATATGGGACAGAATTCGGCCGGATTACAATTTGGAAAGACGAATGCTTCGGGAGATATGTTTGGAAAGATAGGGGGTGCGGCTGGAAAACTTCTCATTGATTATCTCACCGGCGGCATGGGTCAAGGTGGATTTGGTCGGGGCGCTTGGTCTACTGGAGGCGCTTAGTTATGGCTCTGAACTTTAATATTCCAATGCCTATGAGCGGCATTGATGCCTTTGCCAAGGGATTTGGCCTTACTGATAACCTGATGCAACAAATCCTAGGTAGAAATCAGCTCAAACAAAAGACTGCTCATGAGAAAGCTGCTCTAGAACAGGCGCGCATGAATCATTTGGAGAACTTGGGAATTCAACAACAACAACAATCTCGATTAAAGCAGATGATGCCCTATCAAATACAGGCTTATATAGATGCGCATGCGAAAGCAGATCCCAATCGTGAAATAGAACAGCTTAAAAAGCTGTATGAACTGGCGCAGTCTCAAGGAAATTATGGTGGAATGCCTCGAGAAATAAATAATCCAGAAAATAATCAATTATTGCACGACCAATTAAAATCCATGGGTATGTTTGGTCCAGGAAATGAAGCCCCACAAGGCCAGGGCGTGATGCCGATACCGAATCAGCCAGAAACCCCTAACCACCCTTTGGAAAGAGGCGCTCCTGCAAATACATCCAATTCCGCCTCAAATTTAATGCAAATGATTGTTGGTGGAGTATTGAAAAAGAAAATCGGAGTGAATCCTTTTGCACAAACTCCAGAAGACAAAGAAGCAACTGCTCTAGATTTGTTTAATAAAAAAGAGAGAATAAAAGCTCAAAATAAAGCAGCAGCGTCCACTACGTTGACCGACAAAATAAGAACAAAATATCAATCTGTCATAGGAGGCGCTAAGTCGGCACTCCCTATCATTGATAGTCTTATTGCTCAAACTAGAAAAGGGGAAATACCGGGCCAAGCTATTGGCGCTATGTTTAAGCGTGACGCGCAGGCAAGCTATTTAGGTGAAATCTCCACTTTATTAGACGGCATCAGGAATGCTTATACCATTCCAAATACAGATTCTGGTACAGAAAAAGCAGAAGATAAAGTATTGAGGAAAAAAGGCGAGTCGGATGATAATTACATGCGTCGATTGAAAACCATACGTCAGCAAATTGTCGACAGAGATGCTGATGCTCGGGCAAAATTGGCTGCGGGAAATATTGAAGCTAATGCCGAGAAAAAAGTAACTTTATATAAAGACGGTGTGCCGCATGACGTACCAGAGTCTGGGGTGGTAGATGCGATAACGAACTGGGGATATACTCGTGGCTAATAACGATCCCTACGCCAAGTATGCCAAGACATTCCCAAATAAAGGACGCGATCCTTACGCCCAATATTCTCGCAATCAACAACAAGAAATCTCTGAAGACGATGAAAATTTGTTGCAAAAAGTAGTTCGTTACGGTCTTAAAGATCCCGCCATCGGCTTACTAAATATGGGACGCGAATTTGCGAATATTCCGCATAAATTATCGGGTGGACACATTCCTGAATTCTCACCATCGGGCTATGATTTTGGAGCAATACTAGGCGTTGAAAACCCTAAACCCGCTGACAATTTAATCCAAGCAATAACTCAATATGCACCGGCTTTTGCGATTCCTGGAGCTAATATTGGAAAGCTTGGCGGCGCATTATCTAAGATTCCAAAAGTAGGAAAATACGCTTCAAAAGCAATTTCTGATGCCATCCCTCAAGCACTTTATGCAGCAGCACAAGCACCACAAAATAATACTATTGCTGCTGCCGAAGCAGGCGCCACAATGGTTCCTTTTAGTGTTCTTGGTGAGTTGATGAAGGGAACAAATCCAATAGCCCGTCATGCAGCGCGAGGATTAACGGCTGCTGGAGGAGCTTATCTTGCACGCAAGGGCGCGCACGGCGCTGGATTTGGTGAGGTGGGCTCTGATGTAGCCGCCTTAATTGGAGGCGCTCTAGGTGGGCGTGGATATAAATCACCAAAAGAGATGAAACAAGGATTGGTTGAGGGAGTGCATGCTGATGTAGCAAACCCACGCATTAAAGCAGCAAATCAACTGGGTCTTGCTTATTTAACGCCAGCAGAGGCCGGGATAAGTCAATTAGCATCTAGAGCTCAGGGCGCGTTGGGAAGAACACCTGAAGGAGCGAAATTACTTAATGAAAGAGCAAAACATCGCGAGCAAACTGAAAGAGAGGCTATTGAAAGAACGCTAGACCAAATTTATTCCCCAGATAAAATGGACATACAGGTTAAAGAAGCTTACGAAGGCCTTGGTGGCGCTAATTTACCCCAAGAATTTCCTTTGCAATACAAAGACAATGAAATTATTAATGAAGCCAGAAGAATGGTAGAAAGCACTCCAGCATACAAGGAAAGTCTAAAATCATTAATGCCCAAAAATGTTAAGTTAGAAGAAGGACAATCAGAACCTCATCCAACCAGTCTTGTGTATTGGGATCATGTTAAGCGCGCCATGGATGACATGATCAACAAGGCAGAGCGCGCAGGAAATAGCAATGAAGCTCGAATAATATCCAACGCACGCTCTCAAATGCGAGACCAAATGGATCTCGCCTATCCCGAATACAAAGAAGCTCGCGCCTTATACGAGCGCAAAATGGTGCGGCAAGGACTGGAAAAGGTGTTCGACCAAAAAGAAATAAATGGGACAAATTTCTATAGAGCACTCGCATCTCAAAAGAAATTCGATGAAGTAATAGGACACTTAAAAAATGCACCTGAAGCCGCAGAAAATCTTAAGGCCATGAGACTGCTATTCAAAAACCTAATGGGACCACCAACCATTAAAACTGCAAAAGGAAAAGAAGAGCATGGCATGAATATGGCCAGAAACGAAGGAGATTTCCTAAAGAACATGATAGAACACGCCTTTACTAGAGGAGGAAATGACAAGGCCGCAATTGAATTTATAACCAGCAAAGATTGGGCCAAACAGCTTGACGAAATAAATAGAATTTCCGACAAACAAATGAAAGCTGTAGCGTTCGGACTTTTATTAAGTAAGGGGATTTCACAGGCAGCAGGAAAACAAGAAAGAAAGCCTTTGGAACTAGAGCTCGTTGGAGGACATCGTTAATCGTAATCCGTACCGTTCCATGCATTCATATAGGCACGGTAAGCAGCATATTTTTCAGAGTCTGATTTTTTAGACCAGATATAGGACTTTATGTCATCGAAAAAAGCGATATATAAACCGATAATTATTGGTATAACGAAATCCATATTGACCTCCTAAAAAAGGCAATTAAAACCAGTTCAATGATTTTGCAAGAGCCGTAGCTAATGTTCCATACAAGGAGACAAAAAGAACAACCAAGGACCCTAAAGTCCAGTGGAAATGACTGTCAATTTTGGACTCAAGTCGCTTTAGTGTTTCCAGAATCCCAGTATTAGATTGCTCTAACAAAGACAATCTTAATTGTTCTTCAGTGTACATTTTTTTAGATTCGCTCATCACTTCTCCTATATCAATAAGTGAAGTATAGCGATTGAATGATTAAAAAGGAAGCATAAAATTAAAGGAGATGAATGATGCCATTAGTAAAAGGAAGAAAAGCCAGAACAAGAACGGGATTTTCTGAAAATATCCGTAGAGAAATGGAAGCCGGAAAACCCCAAAAACAAGCAGTGGCTATTGCTTATTCGGAAGCCAGAGAAAGCAAAAAACGCGATAAAAAATAATTTTATAGGGATATTATTATGGCAGTGGGAATAAGAGGATTTAACCCGATTTGGTTGTTGGCCGACCTCGTAGGAAACCTATTTGACGACACGTTCTATATGTTCGTTTTGGAAAATACAATTCCATACATTCCGGCAACCGTTTATCACGATCCCGAACTTAATGTTCCCTGGACCAATCCCATACAATTCCTAGCCAACGGAACCCTCCCAGTCAATATATTTTTTGAAGAGGACAAAGTATATCGTCTGGAGTTCCGACAAGGACCAACGCAAGCGTACCCCTTAATCTATGAGGTAAATGATTACATTCCCGGCAAAGAAATCATTCCTGATGACACAACTACTTTCCCATCCAGCAATCAAATCACAAACCCTCAATTTGCTTTGATTAACTTTGTATCACCATTGACGATTACGGGATCAGATCCAGACCCCACCAATCTAGCCCCAGGATGGGTACTAGAACTTGGAGGCACAGGAACAGCGGTCATCACACAAGTACCACTCAATGACTCAAATATAAACCCATCAAATGCTCCATATGCGTTGCGATTCGTACTTACAGGATGGAATGACGGAGAAATCATATTAAGACAAAGATTCCAACAAAACGGAATGCTTTGGGCCAATAAATACATTTCAGGCTCTATTACTACAAAAGTGGGCGGCGCATTTCAATCACTTACATCGAGATTAATAGATTCGCAAGACAGACCTTTAGGAACAATTCTAAATATCCCTACCATTACCGATGATTTTACACAATTCCCGGGGCTTGCATTACTTACGGGAACCACGAATTCAGATACGCCCCCTGATGCCTATATCGATTACCAAATCATACTGCCAAATAATTCCGACATTTACATCACAAGCATTCAGCTTATTGTTCAGGATAATCAGGCGCAGCCAGCGTTTGAGCAGGATTCAATCAATAGACAAATAGATCATACTTATAATGCTGCTTATCCTATTGTTCCTATAGGAGGAATAATAGATTATTTTGGATTTTTATCGGATACATCCCTAGTTCCTGCCCATTATTTACCATGTAATGGTGCTGCTTTAAAACGAACGACCTATGGATTATTATTTAACGTAATAACTCATATAGAGACAGTAACATTAACATCGGGATTAGCGACATTTACCATAGCAGACGGGACCATATATCCCACTGGGTGGGCCGTTGAGGGAACAGGAATACCGCCAGGAACAACCATATTAACCATAGTTGGCACTACCGTTACATTAAGTGCGAATGCAACTGCATCAGGGCCAAGTGCCGTGCGATTTTTCACGACAGGAGCTGGCAACGGTACTACGACGTTTAATTTACCCGATTTTCGTGGATTTTACCTTGCCGGAGCGGGATCTACTTTATTATCCGCTTACGGACATGGTCAGATGGGAGGGTCAAAAACTGCCACCCTGCAAATAGCCAATATGCCAGCACATAATCACCCAGGAAGCACAGGTACCTACCAAGTGGGCTCAGGAGGAGGAGGGTCAATACCCACCGCTGCGAATCTAACACCAACAGGTACACAACCAGTTACGGTGACCGTAGCCTCACAAGGAAGCGGAACCCCATTTTCTATTTTACCGCCTACCATTTTGTCCCAAAAAATAATTCGATTTGAATAACCCAAAAAAGGATAAACAATGACCATTCAATACAATAGCAACTACAATGAGACAATGCCTTTTAGCGATACATGCTTTCAGGTTGGCTGTAATGCCAATGTGGAGCAAACGGTCCCAGTACCTGGAAGTCCCACACAACAATACCAGGCTCTTTTTGGATACAATCTAGATTCCAATGTATTTGTGTGTGTCAATGCAACACCCGCAATTCCCGCTTTAGGCACCGTGGGCACTCAACAATACAATGAATTTCGCCCTGAAAAACGCTATGTGAAAGGAGGGGATGTGATACACTTTATTACGCCCGATGCTAGTGCTTATATTGGGGTTTCGCTGAGACAACTTCAGGGTTAGATCTTATAATCACAAGGATACGTGATGGTTGATACAATCAAGTTTAGCGAAATGCTGGACGGCGGCGATATTGATAATAATAAAAGAACTCCAGGGCTTAAGGATGATGGAAATGTCCTCTTTAATAATCCATGGACTTTTTTGGCCCCAGGAACCACCGCAGAACGTCCACCTATTACTGCGGATATTTACTATCGTCTACGCATTAATACAAGCCTAACACTTTATGAGTATTACGATCCCATCGATGCCATGTGGGTACAACTAACACCCGCAACAGGAAGTGTTTTAAGCGTCACAGGAACAGCGCATCAAGTCAGCGTCAATAACACTGACCCACAAAACCCCATCCTGTTTCTCCCCAATGACGTCGATTTCCCCATGACATTCACAGTACAAAATACAGTGGTCATTAATGAAATCATTGACGATGATACCTTTGCTACAGCAACAGACACCAACCTCCCAACATCAGAATCAGTCAAAGCATACGTCGATGCCCAGGTTAGTGGCTCAGTAACCTCAGCCCAAGGAACTCAATTCCAGGTTTTGGTGAACGGAACATTCGGGAGCCAGGAAACAGGAGATGTGATTTTTAGTCTACCTCAAGATATTGACTCCAGTGCGAGCCCAACATTTTTCGACTTGACATTGTTTGGCGCAAATATATTTGATGAAAATGGGAATATTAATCTTAGATTGAGAAACGTTGCGTCTGCGGTGAACTATATTGAGATCTTTAATGCAATCACAGGAACACTTCCATCAATTCAAGCAGATGGCACAGATACTGATATATCTATAAACATCATCCCCAAAGGCGACGCAGGATTAAGCATTCAGACGTCCGCCGTAAGCGCCACTCCAATTAAAATATACAACGGAACAGCAGCCCAACATTTAACTAATTTTTTATTCGCTAATACAGCAAATACTCGAAACGTAACGTTTCAAGATGCCACAGGAACTGTAGCATTCTTAGCGGACATTCCAGCAGGATCGCCATCTGCATTAACAAGAACCAATGACACGAATGTCACGCTTACCTTGGGCGGAACGCCGGCCACCGCATTACTTCAGGCTGTTTCTTTAACCCTCGGATGGACTGGAACACTTTCTGAAACACGAGGCGGTACAGCCCAATCAACATATACTTTAGGCGACACATTATATGCTTCTGCAAGCAATACACTATCCAAGCTTTCTGGAAACACAACGGCTGTAAAGCAGTATCTATCACAAACAGGGACAGGCATTGTTTCGGCTGCGCCAGCTTGGGCGACTATTTCGGGCAGCGATATTACAGGCGCAGCACTCACAAAAACAGATGACACTAATGTAACGATGACACTTGGCGGAACACCAACCACAGCACTTTTGCGCGCTGCATCAATGACTTTGGGTTGGACGGGTCAATTATCATTAACACGCGGCGGAACAAATGCAAGTTTAACTGCGTCAAATGGTGGAATTGTATACAGCACTGCGAGTGCTATGGCCATTCTTTCGGGAACTGCTACAGCCAATCAAATGCTTCAATCTGGTGCCGGTGGAGCGCCCGCTTGGTCTACCACAACTTATCCATCCACAAATGCAATCAATACGATTATGTATGCTTCATCGGCAAATGTCTTGGGAAGCATTTCTGCGGCCAATAGTTCAGTGTTAGTAACGAGTTCTACGGGCGTCCCTTCCATGTCTGGCGCATTGACAAATGGTCAACTTATTATTGGATCTACAGGGGCAACACCAACAGCAGCGACTTTGACAGCAGGTGCAAACATTTCCATTACTAATGGTGCTGGAAGCATTACCATTGCCGGTACAGGGCTTGCTGGATTTAGTTGGACTACCGTGACTGGTACATCACAAGCAATGCTCTCAAACAACGGTTACATTGCCAATAACGCAGGTTTAGTCACACTAACATTGCCTGCTACAAGTGCAGTTGGTGATGAAATCGACATTATTGGAAAGGGCTCTGGTGGATGGAAAGTACAAGCAGGAGGTGGTCAGACAATTGTCCTAGGGAGCTCGACTACTACTTCTGGTGGTTCATTAGCTTCGACGCATGCTAAAGATTCTTTTTACATGATTTGTACGGTAGCGAACACGGAATGGGAGGTTGCCTCAGCACCACAATCTGCCGGATTAACTGTTGCATAAGGAATAAACATGGCGACGAATAATGCAGTAAACACCTCTTTGTCGGGACAATCAGGGACAGGCTCCTTTGCAGGAACCACTTCTCCTTCCTTTACAACTCCTGTTTTAGGGACACCAACATCGGGAACTCTAACAAACTGCACTGGTTTACCGGCAAGCACGGGAATATCAGGGTTGGGTACGGGTGTTGCGACAGCATTGGGAGTAAATGTCAACGGTTCGGGTGCGATCTCTTTAACAACAAGTCCTACATTTGTTACCCCTGTTCTAGGTGCTGCCAGTGCTACGAGCATTGCTTTCACCTCAACGTCGGGCGTTATTGGTACAACAACCAATGATAACGCAGCAGCGGGTTCTGTTGGGGAGCTTATATCCAGTATTATTTTGCAGGCATCAGCAACATCATTATCCACCGGAACACCAAAAAACATTACCACCATCTCTCTTACGGCGGGAGACTGGGATATATGGGGTAATGTAGGTTTCGTTCCCGGAGCTAGCACGAGTATTACGCAGTTGTATGGATGGAATTCTTCAACATCAGCAACGCAGCCAGATCTGGCATTTTATGTAGCAAATCAATATCCAGTGGCTATTGTTCCAGGCGTTCAAGGCATTGGATTTTGTGTGCCTTCCCAAAGATTTTCATTATCCACCACAACAACAATTTATCTCAGCACGCTGGCCACATTTACGGTTAGCACTTTAACTGCATGTGGGGGGATATATGCTCGTCGGGTTCGTTGAATGTTTTTTATCTAGTTTTCTAACGATCGGGAGCTATTTTGGATAAACATCAGATCATAAAAAAAATTATCCAAATTAAAGTACAAATAGCTCTTAAATTGGAATTAATGGGTGAGCTATTGCTGGCTCTGGAATCAAAAAAATCAAATGAACCAGATACCAGAATATATAAAGACAATCCTCCCATTACAGATTTATAAAACAAGAAATAAGGAATCATATGGCTATTGAAAAAAAAGAATTGATGGATTTGATCGAACATACTCGTGAGCAACACAAAGCATTTTGTGACCAAAGAACGCAGGCACAAAACAATATTCAGCAATTGGTGGGTGCTATTTATGCTTGTGAGTCTCTCATAAAAAAAATGGAGGAATCTTTGGCTGACAATAAAGAACCTATAGGAGAAACCCAAGATGACAACGCTAACCACTAAAAGACGCAATAAACTTCCAGCAAGTGATTTTGCATTACCTGAGTCACGAAAATATCCTGTGGACACCAAAGCGCGTGCCGCTAATGCTAAGGCGCGTGCCACACAGATGGAAAATAAAGGAAGGATATCAGAGTCAACTAAAGCCAAGATTGATACTAAGGCTAATCGAGTTCTTGATAGAGGAAAACGAGGAGGAAAAGGGTGAAAAAAGATAAAAACAAAGATACAAAAAAGCCTGGGAAGAAAAGCGATC